AGGAAATGATGTAGTTGGTTTTGTTAAAGGTGAAGATAGTAAATATGATAATTTACTTTTATTTACTTTTTCTAACTGAATAGTTTTATTAGTTATACTAATATTAATTGTTTTATACAAATCGGTAGGCAAGGTGCCAATTCCATTTGTTAAAGTAATATCCGCTTGTTTAAAAAACGGATCTATTTTATGTTGAATTTTTTCAGGTATATTGCCATAGTCTTCTACAGCTCTACCACTAGCTGCTTTAACAACAGCTTTATTGTAGTCGTGAAAATTTTGGTCTAGTATATCAAGTTGAACTTGCGAACCTATTCTTTCAAATTCATCAGGTGTTATAAAACCTCTTGATTCTTTGTTTAATATTGATAATACTGTTTTATATACTGTATCAACTGATATTGCCATAATATTTTTTTATATAATGATTAAGCCGCCTTATAGCGGCCTAACCACTATAAGTAAACTATTTTAGTTTCTTTTCAATTGTTTGGTAAACTTCAACACCTTCGTCAGTTTTAAACCATGCAGCTAATGCTGAATATGGATTTTCATCAAAAGGAACTGTTATAAGTTTTCTACCAGTAGATGCCCAATTAAATGTTCTTTGATCATTTGAAAGAGTAATAATATTATTTTCTACGGCTCTTATACCCATATTTCTAATATTAATGTTTTCATCATTTGCTAATTCTAAGAACAGCTGAGGTGCATTCTTTGCAAATAATAATAAATCTCTTTTAAGCTCCTTAGAAGTCATCTTAGATACCTCATTTCCAATCTCAGACCTCAATATTGCTTCTGCATGATCAACCTCTATTGTTTGGGCTGTGTTCATTGCTTCTAATTCTAATTGCAAAATATCTAAATCATCTTCTGCAATTTGAACAGGATTAAATTCTTGGAATTTTTTACCGTTTAAAGGGTGTACCTCCAAAAATTTTTGAAGTATTTGTTTTTCTTTTGGCACAAATAATTTACCATCTTTAAATGAAATATGTTCCAATCTTTGAACACCTTTCATTTCATCTGCAAATATTGTTTTTTGATTTGGACAATATTTGATTTCTCTTTCATATCCCTTTTCAGGGTCAAACCATAATATACCTTTGCTTTTTATCATAAAAACAATTGGTGTTTCATGTATGGTTAATTCGTATAATTTGTCTTTATATTGTGGCTGCACTTTTTTAGGTTTAGCCACAGCTTTTGTTTTTTCCATGATATAATATAATAAAAGTTAATATAAAGGCATTGGGTGCCGAAGCACCCGTTACCTTTAATAAATATTAAGAATCAAATCTGATAAAGTTGTTAGCAGCTTGTACTACTAAACATCTTTCTGAAAGATAGTGTACTTCCATCTTGTCAACACCAGAACTAGATGCTCCACCTAGTGAACCAGTGACCCAAGTTTTAAGTCTTCTATCATCAGCTTCAGACGCTCTATATCTAACGTGTAAGAAAGGTCTCTTAATGTTTTTACCTAAATTTTGGTCATAAACAGAAGATGTACCTGCTGGTACTAATACCCCTTCTAAACCACCAACTAATCCTCTTGTAGATTTGTCATTTAAGTATTTCCAGTCAGTTTTATAGAAGTCATAAGAACCTCTTCTGAAACCAGAGAAACCTAAATTAAGTGCCATATCCTCAGAGTTGTTGAATACACCAAAAGATGTACCGCCATCATAGTTTGAATTAATAGCTCCTAACATATCATCAAGACCTAAATTAGCACCTCTATCTAAGAATAACATGTTTTCTTCGATAGCTCCTTGCTCATCTAAGTTAGTTAATAATGTATCGAAACTTGCTAGTACTGGATCAGCTGCATCATCAAAGAAGCCAGTTGCTACAATACCTCTAGATCCAATTGCTGAGAATAATCCCTCAGTACCAACAGGAACAGCTGCATCAGCACTCGCTGCAGATTTTTCTGCTTCAACCATTACCATTTCTAAGTAGTCCTCATATCTCTTAGAAGTATCTCCTTGAGATTTTAAGTACCATAAATATCCACCTTGCCCAGCTTCTCCACTTACTTCAATCCATCCAATTTGTCCAGCATCAGAACCATTGATTTCAAAATGATCTTTGATGATGATTGGTGAATTACTTAAAGATAAGAATTTAGGTTCGATAGACTCATCCATAGGGTTAGCACCTTTTCCAAATTCAGAACCATAAACAAATAATTTAATAGTTTGATTTGAATCGTCAGTGATACCAGAGATGTCTCCAGGTGTAGCTGCGTTATAAGGAACGATTACAGGGTTTGTACCTACTGATTTTACATATCCTTTAAACACTACACTTTGAACTGAACATACTACTGTGTTACCTACTCTTAAACCATGTGCTACGTCAGATCCACTTGTATCATCAATATTTTTAATTGCTGATAATGAACCAGAACCAGTAGCTACAGTAGCTTGATATGCAATGTGCAATCTACCTTGCTCAGACCAAATAACTTGATCAGAAGCCATAGGCATCTCAGCACCTAACATTTGTAGGAAACCTCCAATAGATCTGTCCCCGTATTTCTCTACCTCAGCGTTATATAGCTCAGGAAGATATTGTTTTGCCCAGCCGTCATTTCTTATATCTAAATAAGAATTAGCTAGGGTCATTTTTTGTACGCTAGGAGTGACTAAACCGCCAGTCCCAACTGCAAAACTTGTTGCTGCCATTTTTTAATTAATTTTAAGGTTTTAATAATTTTTAAGTTTAAATTTTAGCTTAGACTCATTATCACCCGAAATAGCTCTTACCTTTATACCTCCAGTATCAACAAAACCGTCAGAAGTTTTTCTTGCGTCCATGTTAATATTTTTGGCATCGGCTGTCATTTGTTTTATTGCATCGGCTTTACCTTGCTCATAAAAATGACTTGCTATTGCATCAGGATTTGAAGCAGTAAATAAAGATTTGTGAAAATCAGCAGAGTTAGTAAGAAGTGAATCTTTACTAACAAATTTTTCAAAAACATTTGATAAATTCTGTGATTTTACTTTATTGACATCTTTAACATTAAACCTATATTTTTTGTCCCCAACGTTAAAATTAAAACCTTTAAATTTTTCATTGAAAACTTTATTTGTTTCTTGTTGAAAATGTGCATCTTGCTTCGCTAATAAATCATCAGCTTGTTTTTGCTCTTTATTATATCTGTTGAAAAAATCTATTGCTTTTTGCTGTTCCGGTAGTAACTTAGAACCCAACTTGACTTCTTTGTAATACTTATCCTTCAACCCTGTCAAAAAGTTTTTAGCATTTGCAACTTCTTCTTTAAGAGCAAGTTTTTTTCTACGCACGTCTCTTTCGTTATCAAGTTCTTCATCTATTGAAAATTTATCTTCCATTAGAAATTGAATTTCTTCATAACCAAGATGCGGCTTAGTTTGTTTATAATACTCTACTAATAAAGTATCATCGTCTACATTTGAGTAATCTGCATTTAATCTTGCATAATCCTCTATAGATCCACCAGTTTCCTCCATAAAGTCTATTAAACTTTTGATGTTTTCTGGTAATTTTCTTTATCTTCTTTTTCACCAAAAGTTTTTACCTCTGGTAATTTTATTTCAGGTTTTTCGGTTTCAGCTTCTGCTTGATTATCCTCTTCAACCTGTTGTTCTTCTTGTTCTGCAACCACTGCAGCCTCGTCATCACTGGTTTGTTCATCTTCTGTAATTTCTTCTAATACCGGAGTTTCTTCTACTTCTTCTTGTTGTACTTCTTGCAATCCCACTTCGGTTTCTTTCCCAGCTTCTTCATCCTCGCTGCTTCCGCGTAACACGCCATCTTCTGTTTTTTGTTCTTGAACGGCATCTTGTTTTTCGTTAATTTTTGTTAAATCTACTTTGTATGTGCCAGATTCATCTAGCACAACGCCAGCTTTTTCAGCGACGATTTGTTCTTTTTCTTGTATAGACTTTTCTTCAGAGTCTATAACTTTAGCTTTAATTTCTGCCATAATAAAATATAATTATATAATTGTTAAAAAAATTATCTTGGTTCAAATTGTTCTAAACCAAACCCACCTAAGTTGTCAAAACCTGCGGATTCAAAATCTTTTGGTGGTGAATTTGTTTTTCTTTGATTTATAAGCTCACTCTGTTGTGTAGCTTGTATTTTAGTTCTTTCGTCTTTACGATCTTCTTTATACTTCTCTTTATTTTTAATCACGTCTGCCTCAGCTTGTTTAAGCTGCATATTGAGATTAAACTCATATTCCATCAATTCTTTTTTGATTGCAGCTTCTTTTTCCATTTTTTGTATATCGAACTGGCTTTGAGCTTGAGCGATTTTAACTTTGCTTTCAGCCACTCCTTGCTGCTTTTGCATGTCAGCTGCTGCAGCTGCTTGCGCAGATTGAGCATTAACTTGTGACTGCATTTGCATGTTTTGCATTTGAATTTGTCTATCATTTTCTGCTTTCTTTTTTCTTCTTAGTTTTAATAATTGATTTGCTAATTTGAGATTTTTAATTTCTCTTACATCAATAGCATCTTCTAACTCAATTTGTTTTTGAGTTATAGCCATTTGAATATTATTTTCAAGTAATTGTTTTTCTTCGTCATCAGGCGTTAATTCTAAAAATATACCAAAATCATGCATATGTAAAGTATATAACTCTTCCATTGCACCTATATTAAATTTACCTAACGCTTGTACAAAAGATCTTTTAGTGTTTGAAAATTCTAATACATCTGATATTCTTAATGATACAGCTTCAGCGGTTTTTAATGTTAAATATAAACCACCTTGTAATATATGTCTTGTCGCTGTATTACTATTAGCAGCAGCTAATTTTTGTAAACCAACTAATGATTTTTGATCTGGCATACTACCATCTCTTGCTTCATTTAAGCCAGTTACATCTCTCATCATCTGCAAGTAATAATTATAAGATTGTATTAAACTTGCAATTTTAGCATTACCG